GTCCCCGCGAGAGCCGTGCCTTTCGCCAGCACCACGTCTACGGCGGGAGTGCCAGTGATTGTCGCGGTAACCGCGTTTGTGATGGTGGTGACCGTGCCCGTGGCAACGAATGAGACTGTGCCTATCGTGGTGCCGAAACCGAACGGCAGGTACGCGCTCGCGTGGCCGTATGTGTAGTACAGGATGGCCTGATCTTCGAAGATGCCATTCGAAGACCTGATGAGGACGTTGCCCACCTTTGCAGATGTCTCGGTCACCGTAAGGGCCAATTGATACCGGCCAAGCCCCGGCGCTACCGTGCCAGTGTTCGTAGACGAAGCGTCCGCCGCGCCGTCAAGGGAAATGCGAATGGTCGTGCCCGAAAGTGACCCAGACGCGGCGGTTGTGAACGCGGCCGTGCCGCTTCCCACAAGTGGGAAGTACAAGGTCGCCGTGGTGTTGTAAGGGACCAGAATCATTTGCGGAGGAANCTCACTGTGAAGTCGGCCCCGATGGCCGTGTCACCATTACCCAAATCTCTGACGCCGATATTTTCCGCGCTGACGCTGACAACCCCATCTACGGCAGTCCCCAGTTGCCCGTCCCCATAAATCGCCCTGAGCACCGAACTGCCGTTCGACGGGTGCAGGTATTTGTCCAGGTCGCGCACCGCCTGTTCAGTCACCGCGCTATCGCTCAAGAAAACTACCCGCATCGTCCCTGCCATCGCGGTACCTGCGAATGTGATGGGGTATTGGAGCGAGTCGGTGAAAATGACCGCCGCCGGGAACTGGTTGATCGCATCGTGCGGGTTGGCGTACACGCGCACGCCTGAGATCGTTTCCAAACGAGTCTTGAGTCCCGCTTTGATGTCGCCGACGACACTCACTTCTGAAACTCCGTCCCGATGTTCTCCAGCAGGTGTTTTGCTTCCGCCGCGATGAACGGCTCGGACGCGGCCATGCCCAACTGAAACATCCGCCTTGCCCGTGTGCCCTTACGCGAGATGGCCCTGGCCACGAGGAATGCGCCCTTCTTGCCCGTCCCGAAACCATGTCGGCTAGCCCACGGCTGCATAGCAGATAGCGGCGGCCAGTGCGGACGCGTCCCGAACTCAACGTGGGGCGCGTATTGGACATTCGAACCGACGATGGCCGTCAGCCCGTCATCCTGTAAGCGCGTGGCTATCGAAGACCTGAGCCGTCCTGTATCAACCGGAGTCCGCTTGACGATCTCGCCGCGGAGGAACTGGGATGAACGCGCCACAAACTCACGCGCAGGGCCGCGGGAGAACTCACCACTCGCGAGCTTCGCCCGGAGTAGATCAAACTCTCGAGGATTTATCTCGAAAACAATGTCTGCCATCAGATGCCCAGTCCTAGCAATGCGGGTCGCCTGTACCCGTCCACCATGTAACGCACATCCCTGTCTAGCCCACCTTGAAACACCGTCACCTGCCCATCGGGCGCGCCCGCCTGAGACGCGAAGGCTGATTGCGCCCGCTTGAATAACCGCGTCGCGTTCGCCAGCACCGCCTCTGTTATTGGCGGGGGATATGAATAGACCGCGATGGCCGAGCCGCTGGCGATGACCGACGCGACCGCCCCATTGACGCCACGCGTCACAGTTACCGCTGTCCCCGCCCCCCCTGTACGCACGTAGATTTGCTCCGTGCCCACAAGCAGCACCATGCCAGCCTCTACCGTGCCCGACGCGGACCCGGAGAGCGGGAACGATGTCGCGGTCGCATCAAGGGACGAACTGACGGTCAGTCCGAGCGTCACCGTGACCGCGCTGTATCCCCACGTCCCGGAGACGAGGTAGTTACGCTGGCCGATGGCGAACACATCTTTGGTGGCAGTTGAGTTGTTCGAGACGATGATTGCTTGATGTGGACGCCCCGCGTCGGTCGTGGGCGCCGCGTTGTAGGGCCAGAGGTGATAATCAGTCGTGGCCCAGCCAGCGTCGAACGTCCCGTCTTCGTTGTCGTCCTCTTGGAGCGTCCCGACGCTGATCAGGTCGGGGACGTGCAACATTGTCCCGCCGGGGCCATCGAAGAACTTGGTGCCGACTTGAGGGTGGAACGTCCGCCCGGCGTAGTTGTCTAGCTCTTTGGCGGAGGTTTCGAGGAGCAGCCGGAGATAGCCGTCATGGACTGTCCCAGTGATGTTGGCGGCGTGAGTCCCCTTGAGAGTGAGGATGTCTGCGTATGTCCACATTCACTCACCTCAAGCAAGGATATTCGTTATGTAGATCGCGCCCGAGAATGTAGTGGTGGCCGTGCCGGTGATCTGCCTGCGTACTCGTATGGCGTCGCCAAAACCGATGGCCCGGACGGTGCCAACACCCGCGTCCGTGCTCACCGCAGCAACCGCGCCAGCCGGGTTGCGCTTGGTCAGGTGGGCGACTGCCTGCCCCACAGCCGTGATGATGGTGAACTGCGCCACGTTCACAAAGTTCGTTCCGTCTATCCGCCCGTCAATAAATAGCAGCAGGCTATTCGTGGCCGCCCCGGTAGAGGCCGTCACGTCCACAAAAACGTCTAAGTCCTTAACCGTTGAAAGCCCTGCCTGAGTGGTGCTTGTGGCTGTACCCGTCGCACCCGACCCCGCGGTTGTGAAGGTGTGAAGCGTGACGACGATTGACCCCGCGGCAGGGGTGAACACCTGATATGCAGACACCCCGCCTATCGTGCCTAACACTCCGGGCGTCATGGTTTGGAGCACGAGTTCCGTGCCAGTCGTACCAGCAGCCGCATTAAGGATGTGCTGTACGGTGTAAGGGCCGATTGTGCCGAGTGCGCTACCCATTTGGCCTCATCTGTCTGTGCGCGGGCGGCCCGCTCATTACAACTGTCCGGAACTCAAAAGGGTCATGCCTTACAAGTTTGTGTGGGTATGCCCGGAGCAAAGCCATCGCCTGCGCGTCCGGGATGTCACGCCACTCTCGCGCCGGGATGCGACGCCATACACGGCTGTCGTTATCCCAGTATGTGTGGTCAGTTTTGGCCCAGACTTTCATGTACCTACCCGATAGAACGTGATCAGGGCAAAACACCCGCCCATCGTTGAGGCCGTAGTGTCCCCGATCTGTCCGACGATTGAGTTGTTAGTCCCCGTGCCGCCCGGCCCTATCGCGAGCCACCGGGACAACACCCCGAAGCTAGGCTCATCGTTATGGGCGCCGCCGGTAAGCGTCCCACCTTCAACCCAGTTAGAAGCGGAGCCTGTCCCGTCTGAGCTTCGCCCTATGTGAATCGTCCCTGTCCCAGTAGCCCCCACGACCATGTAGCCCACGTTCGCGAGGACAGTCCCCGGTTCCGGGTTGACCCACGAGAGGTTCGCCGTCCCGGTAGACGTGAGGCTGAAGGCGAGCCTGATAGTTACAGGGATGCCCGCGATGGTGCCGGAGGCCGCGCCCGCAGTCCCCTCCGGCAACATCTGAGTGACGATCTGCTCTGCCGGATCGCCACGGTTTAGCCTGTTCACTTGGCTAGACCGTACCGACCACGTAGTACGTGACGTAGCAGCGGAAGCCCCCCATCGTTGAGGTTGGCGTGTCGTCCAACAGCCCGACGAAGGAGTTATTCGTGCCTGTGCCACCAGGACCAAGCAACCGCCACGGGTTAGTCGTAGTTGTGCCCGTGCCGGCAATGCCGTGGTGAAGGCCCGCGGTCAGCGTGCCGCCGCCGTAGACACCGTTGGCCGAGCCGGTGCCATCCGAGCCAACCCCGATGTTGACCGTGCCGGTGCCCGCCGTCCTGACCCGGTAGTCCAGTTTCGCCAGGATGGTGTCGGACTCCGGGTTGATCCACGAGATCACCGCGGTGGCCGTGCTTGTGAGCGAGACAGCCCACGATACCGTTACCGGCGCGCCGTGACGGATTACAGTCGCCGTCCCGCCCGTGCCCGCCGCGAGAAGAGCGTGCTTGATGATCTCCCCGCTCGGCATTTCTCTTGTGATTGTCCCTGCCATAGCTTCGTTGACCTCTTCTCCCGGTCTCGCCGGGCACTCCGTATCCGCTATGAGGGCGGGGCCAACACTGACCCCGCCCCATTTCGCTTACGTGACGTTCGTGATGTTGTAGGCCAAGCTCGTGTGTGTCGCGGTGGACGCGTACCCCGTCCGGTCCATAAGCGCGATCCTGAAGGAGACGTACAGGGTTGTCTGGCCCTTGCCCGGCTCCCTGTCGGCTTCGAAGGTAACCCCGCGCCGGAAGCCCACACGCCACTGCGTGCCGTTGAGACAGAGCACCCGCCCATTGTTCTCAGCGTTGCCAGCGTCGGTCACAAGCCCGTCTGTGTCCGCGAGCCTCATCTGGTTCGAGACGATGAGCGGCAAGCCGTACACCCTTGCAAGTTCGCCGCTTGAGATTGTGGCGCGGGGGCCAAAGGCGTCCAGCGTCTCAACCTCAGCGATAGCGAGCGATGCGATCCATGTATTCACATCGGTTATGAACATGGCATCGCCCTGCGCCCCGAAGGCGTACTTGCCGATCATCCGCATCGCCTTGTTGTAGACCGTGTTGGCCGTGACATCTCCGTTGATGTCGCTGCGGTATCCGGCAGCCGCGGTAATCAGGGGTAGGTGGATCAGGCCGTTCCACCCCAGGAGCCAGTGCGCCTTTCCAGCGGTGGTTGCCGCGATGGTCGCACCGTCCGCATTGATGTTGTTCGTTACAGTCGTGTCGCCGTTGAGCAACACGTCGTCAATGATCTGCGCCGCGTTCCGGGCCAGCCCTGTCCTGAGTTCCGCCACGAGGTTGATCACTGCGTCCTCGCTGAGTTCGTCCGAGAATGGAACGCCCGTCTTCAATCCCTGAGCAGTGAGCGGCGCCTTCGCCGTTGTCGGCGTGGTGGTCGTGACCTGTACGTTCTCACTGACCGGATACCAGTTGGCGTCGCCAAGTTGTGTCGGCCAGTCATAGGGGTTGGACGGCATGGGCGCCTGCGTGAGCGCGGCGAGAACTGTGGTCGCTACGTTCACGTCCAGCCAGAGGTTTGCGTTCTCAAGCGTGGGGACAAGTTCATCGCCTGCCGCAGCAGTGGTGGAGTCGAGTGCCTTTGACTTGAGATATTCCTGCCGCAAGTCCCACGCCCACGCCTTCACCGACTCTTTGAACTTCATGCGTGCGATGGGGGAGACATTGCCGGGGATGAGTTTTACCGCGCTCTCTTCCCAGGAATTGATGTAGTCGGGGGTGATGGCGTTCTTGAGGCCCGTCCGCGCCTCGACCGCTTCCCTGAAGGGCTTGGCCCTGCGGTCGTCAGAGAAGGGGCTGTACGAACGCTTCTGCGCTAGGAGGTTGAGCATGGAGATGCTCGCGCCCAGGTCCGAGATGTCCGCGCCTGCGTAGCGACCTGTCCGCACTACAAGGTCAGAGCCGTGCATGAGGCGCGCCGCGTCCCTCTGCTGGATTTCCTTGACCTGTGTTTGGACAGCCGTGATGGAATCAGCCACACGCTTGATCTCGTCTGAAACGGGCTTGACTCCCGCCGCGATCTTATCGGCCACAAAACCCTTCGCGTCGGCCAGTTCCTTCATCAACTGTTCAACTGTGTCCATTCGAGTTACTCCTTCAGCCGACGGATGCCATCGCGAATCCGCTCGACATCTAACGCGCTAAGTTCAGGCTCGGATGTCCGGGCCTTCGGTTCCTTTGGGATAGACCACATGCGTGGCTCGTAGAGCATGGCCCGCTGCAATAAGGCGGCTGGGTGCGCCGGGATCGCCACGGCTGAGATTTCCAGAAGTTCCACTTTTTTGAAGCGGAAGGACTCGCGCCCGTTTGTCTTCTCGATCTCGAATTCAAGGGGCCGGAATCCCACCGAGACGCCCTTCATAATTCCGCGCCGGTACTTGCCCTCGACCGCAACAGCTACGGGGTCCGCCGCATCGAAGTGCGCGGTGGACAGCAGTTGTTTCCCCTCAACGCGTACATCCGGCCATGTTCCAATCGGCATCCCGTGGTGGTCGTGAGCCAGCATCATCACCGGGTTTTTGCGGAAG